TACAACCTACCCAACTGGGGTATGTGAGAGTACTTTAGAGCGCAAAATGACGGTCACTGACATCGGAAATCTGTCACTGTATGTGGATAACATCCTGGGCGTGGATACTGGTCCAATGTGGACTACCCATAACATTTACAACCAAGATACTGTTTCTAAACGGATTATTTACACCACCGCTGCTAAACCCTATCTTTCAAAGAACACGGTAGTGCTAGAAAAACTGTAATTTTTTTTGGGGTGGTATCGGAGAGGGGTACGCACTCCACCGACCCTAGACCCAAGCACTAGGGCAATTCTCGGTATAGCTGCAACTGAGCTTGCAAGCCTAGCCAGAACCTTTCCAGACTATGCAGCTATGCAGTCATGACTGAGAGAGTAGCCCTTTTTAATTTCAGAGAGGGAAGGGAGTTGCAAACTATTCAGCCCTTCTGTTTTACTCTCATTCCATCTATACATATATCTACTAAGCTACTATACAAACAATAGAAGATAGCTAATAGGTCTATATAGACAATAGAAACATTCTATATAGAACTATTATAGCTATGCCGATAGTATCAGACTATTGGTTTTAAAACAACAATAAGAAAATACAATCTATCAATATAATCAATCTATGCTTATAATCATATCTATGCAGTAGCAGTAAACCTTTAAACCTAACTTAAAAGGAATCATCATGGAAATCAAATCAAACTTATGCAGTAATGCAACTCGCAAAATCGGGCTGCTTATCACTCAAGCGTCTGTTTTAGGTATGGATTTATCAGGCTTTGGCTTTGCTGATGAAAACACTACAAGCGGTAATGTTTACCTATGGCTAGAGGACTATCCTTTTACGCTTTACATTGGTTTGGGATCAGACAGAATTTATGCTTCTTGGTCAAATCCTGACAATGGTGATGAGGAAGAAATCGAAGTTACTTCTGGCATAGGCTTGGATTACTTGATCCAATGGTGTGATGAACTCGATTATGACTACATCAATCAAGCAGAAGAAGAGGAAGCCTAATCATGTCTAAATTGGATAAATACACCGCATATTGCTATTGGTGCGCTAAACAGGGCTTAACCGCCTTATCTTTCAACGCTTGGGTATCAACCAATAAAAAGGGGTCATTGGCATGAAACATTACATAGGAAAACTTGAAGTAATGATTGCAGGTCATGAAATTACTTATTCTTTTAAGTTTAAAACTGAAATAGATCCAGACGATTACTTGATTATGATTTGTTCTGACTTTTTTGGAGAGCCAGACGAGCCAGATTCGGACAATGGCTTTAGCTTTGAAGGTGGTGGAATTTGGGTAAGTCCTTATGACTTTCAAGAGGTGGATTCTAAGACTTGGGAAAGCTTGACAATCCTCAACAATTTAAACCTATCTTATGAGGTGTCAAATGTCTAAATACGAGATACAAACCCGTTTTATCAATGACTGGGAGAATGTTTGGCATTGTGATGGTGAACTTGAATACTTTGACACTTACGAACAAGCTAAAGAATCCCTCAATGATTTTCTTGATGAAATGGCACAAGAGCATTTCAACGGCAATATTGAGGATATTTACGACATTGAGGATTTTAGGATTGTCAAACTTGAGGGGGTTGGAGCATGAAAAAAATTTATAGAGTAGTAGCTTCTCAACTGGTTTACCACGAAGCGTTTGTTGAAGCAGACAGCGCAGAACACGCTGAGGAACTTGTTTGGGAAAATAATGCAGATTGGAACGAATTTGCGTATGGTGATTGGGAATTGGAAGATGTCGAACAATCTAAGGAAAGGGCGTAAAAATGTTACTAATTAAAGACACTTTATTAGATAAGATCATTTTTGTATTCTGTGCTTTAGCTGTTGTGCCTCTTATTTGGCTTTTAATGGCTATTTAAGCGTATTTCGTAGGGTCTTGGCGGGGGTAGTATCACCCCGCCTTTTTTAACGCCTTAAAAGCTCTCTATTCAATTATGACTGTTTTACGAATTGCTAAGCACCAAACCCGCTTTAGGCGGGAACTCTCAAAAATGAGAGGTGGTTATCGTTTATCTCGCTGCTTAACTAAAGGCGTGCAATCCTGTCAAGGTCGCCCAGATACTAGCCAGCTTGTTTATCTCTATCCATCACCACAATGTTTAGAAGGGCTGGGTCATAGCCCCGTCTTATCAGAGCAGAACCCAAAAGAAAAAGCCCTTAAAAGGTGCTTTGTAGTGAAGCGGTTTAAGAAAATGGGCTTGCTTCACTTTCCTAAACCTACAAAACACCCATTGAGGGCTTCTATCATTCGGGCTTCACACCGACAACCGCATTAAACCACAACTTTTAGAAAGGTGCAATATGAATCAAGCAGAAAAAGACGCAGAGCAGTGGTATCGCACACACGCACATAGACAGGAACGGCTACGCATACAAGCTAAGGAAATGGGCTATGAACATTACACCGATCAGTATGGTTATACAATTATCAAACAACCTGAAAAGCAAACCCTTATGGTTAAAGACCAAGAAAAAGACTAACCCATGATTGACCCTTTCCGAATCATTGAACCAACAATTATCAGCTTTAGCGGTGGGAGAACCTCAGCCTATATGCTCTGGAGAGTATTGCAATCTAACAATGGTTTACCAGAGGAAGCCAAAGTAATCTTTGCCAATACAGGCAAGGAAGAGGAAGCAACCCTAGAATTTGTTAGAGATTGTGGGCTAAATTGGGGTGTGCAAATAGATTGGGTGGAGTATTTGCCTGACGATCCGAAGTTCAAAGTTGTAGATTTTGATACCGCCAGCAGAGAGGGAGAACCTTTTGCAGCCCTAATAACCAAGAAAAACTATCTTCCCAACCCTGTCACACGCTTTTGCACCATAGAACTGAAGATCAGAACCATTCACCGCTACCTAAAATCTCTGGATTGGGAACATAACGAGAACATGGATTGGGTAGGCATCAGAGCAGACGAACCTAGACGGGCGGTCAAGATGGCTAGGGAGAGAGTTCCTCTCTATACCGCAGGGGTGACGGCTACTGATGTGGGCAAATTCTGGCAAGAGCAACCTTTTGATTTGGGATTACCTAACAGAGGGGGTAAAACAGTTCATGGCAACTGTGATTTATGTTTTCTCAAGGGTAGGCATCAAATACAGTCTTTAATCGCTGAGAAGCCTTCTCGTGCGATCTGGTGGGCAAAACAGGAAGCCCGTATCCATTCAGCTGGCAAGTTCACAGGTGACGGGGCTAGGTTCAGAAAGGATAGACCTAGCTACCAACAGATGTTTGACAATGTGGGCGAGCAAGATGACCTATTTGCTGATGACGAAACAATTCCGTGTTTTTGTGGAGATTAAGCAACAAACTATTGCACTAATCAAAATAATGCTGTAATGTTGTAATTGTAGTAAAGACCTAACTATTTAATTGGAGAATAATCATGCAACTCTGTAAAGACTGTTTGCATTACCAGCAAAGCACGGGCTACTGCTTAAACACAAGACGCCCCGATCCCGTTACGGGAGAACCTAAATATTTTTACGCCCGCATAGAGCGTGAATATCTCACCGCTAGTGGCTGTGGCATCAACGCCAAGTGGTTTGAACCCTATCCGAATCCTCAGTATTCACCTGAAGATTTAGATGATCTCTCTACCATCCCATTCGGTAGATAACTAAACCTAACTACAAGGAGTTTTTAATGAAAGCACAGAAAGATGTGGCGTTTCCGCTCACGCCTGACCAAAAGACAACCATTTCTTTTGATGAACTTAACAAGCAGCTTGAAAAAGACGCAAAGAAGCGTAAAAAGCAGCCCAATGAAGATAAGCAGGTCGAGAACCTTAAAAAGATTATCGCCAAGCAAGAGGATGAAATTGACCAACTCATTGATGAAATTCGTGCTTATGAGAAGCAGAACGAATTGCATGAAGAAAATATTGGCAGATTGGAAGATCACATAAATTCATACCGCACTATGCTAATTACTACATTGGAGATGATGGAATGAATGACAGATCAGAGTTTGAATCAGCAATACGCAACAGTGCCATTTGGAGTGGTGATAGTCGCAAGGTAGCCAACGGCAAGATGGTGGATGTCATTTTAGAAAAGCAAGGCAAGAAAGACCTACCAGACCTATCACACATTGAAGCAGTGCAGATGGGTCATGTTATGCAACCTACCATTGGTCGCTTGGCAAGTGATCGCCTACGCATGGAGCTAAAAGATGCAGACTACGCCATTACTCATCCAAAACACGATTGGTTTAGAAGTCATTTTGATTTCATTTCTAGTGATGGTAAGACACTTGTTGAAGCTAAAAACTACAATGCTGGCGTTCGTAGCAAATTTGATACTGACACTAATCGGATACCTGATGCTGACTACGCACAGCTCGTTCACGAAGCAGCTTGTCATGGTGTTACTGATATTGTCCTTGCTGTGCTTTTTGGTGGACAAGAGTTTTGCACATTCCGCTTTAACATCACGGACACTGAAAAAGATGACCTTATTAAGAAAATGGCTGAAGTATGGGGCTTTTGTAAGGCTGGCACATTACCTCCTGCTGAAACTGTGGAGCAAACCAAGATCATGTATCCAAGTAGTAATGAGGGCACGATTGTGGCAACTCGTGAGTTTGAATTACTGGTTAGCGAACTTAAAGATCTTAAGAATCAGATTAAGCATTTGGAGGATCTTGCGGAAGCACGAGAAGTCCTTATCCGCAACGAAATGGGCGGGAAATCGGAGTTATTAGACATTCAAGGCAACACGCTAATAACTTGGCGTAACAGCAAACCTGCTAAGAAGTTTGACACCACGCTCTTTAAGCAAGCTATGCCCGATATCTATGAGAAGTTTGTGATTGAGCAGCCAGGTTCTCGGAGGTTCTTAGTCAAATGAATAACTTAGATCTTGCAGTATGGGTGATGACTGTTAGCAGCGTCATTGATACTTTAATCACATTAAAGGATATTTTTGTATGAGCAATTTAGTCGCATATTCAGAGATGGAGCAGATGGCTACGGCTATCGCAGCTTCAGGACTGTTTGGCATGAAGGATAAGAACTCAGTGCTGGCTTTAATGGCAGTAGCACAAGCAGAGGGTTTACATCCTGCCACAGCAGCAAGAGATTTTCACATTATTCAGGGCAGACCAGCACTCAAAGCAGACGCTATGCTGGCACGCTTTCAAAACGCAGGTGGAAAAGTCGAATGGAAGGACTATACAGATGACAAAGTTACAGGAGTTTTTTCACATCCCAACGGGGGTGACCTTGCGGTTACATGGACAATTGAGCAAGCCTCCAAGATTGGTCTTGTTAAACCAGGAAGCGGATGGCAAAAGTTCCCCAGAGCGATGCTACGAAGCCGTTGTATTTCAGAGGGGATTAGATCAGTTTTCCCTGGATCTGTTACAGGGTTCTACAGCCCCGATGAAGTTGAAAACTTTGAAAGCCCGA